GCGCGCGTGCACTGGAGCCGGCGGGCCCGCGCTGCGAAATCCGCTCGCCGCGCTGCCGATGCCCTGGCCCGCGAGGCAGGATGGTGCCGCATTGAGCTACCAGCCGGCCGCCTGCACCTCTGGATCGACGCCTACCCGCCCGACCGGCGCCGCCGCGACACAGACGGCGTGCTGTCCTCGCTGAAATCAGCCCTGGACGGCATCGCCGACGCGCTGGGCGTGGACGACCGTCGTTTCGTGCCGCACCCGTTCCTGCACGACGAGCCGCGCAAGGGCGGGGAAATCCGCATCCGCATCACCGCAAGCCCCAGCGACGGCGCGGCGGTCGAGGTGCTCGCGTGAGTTCGGCCATGAACCGCCGGCACCGGAAGCGCTGCGCGGCCCTGACCACGGACGACCTGCGAACCCTGATCGCCACGCTCGAGCCCGAGGTGCGCATGGCCGTGTCGCTGCTGGAGTGCGCGCGGCAGGAGCTGCGCAAGCGCCGGCCCCGCATCCGAACCACCACGAGCCCCGAAGGAGACGCCACCGAATGACCAGCACCGACCTGTTCGGCGCCTACGTGCGCAGCGAGCTGGAGCACTGGGGCCGTGAGTTCGCCCTGCACCGGGACTGCGAGTACCTGGGCCACGTGTCCCGCAACATGCTGCAGGTGCTGATCGAGCACCGCGGCGAGATGCCGCCGCCGAACACCGGCTACAAGCCGCTGGAGACGGACGCGAGGGCGCAGCTGATCGAGGACGTGGTCGCGGACATTGCGCGTAGCCACCTGGCGATGGCCATCTGCCTGCGCGCCTACTACTGCGGCCGGGGGCGGAAGCGGGTGGAGCGCTGGGAGACGGCCAACCTACTGCTGGCCAATGCCGGCCTGCCGGTCGTGCGGACCACCGCGTACATGGACCTGGCGCAGCGCGGCGAGGACCGGGTGTACGGGGTGCTGGTGGGGATGGCGAGGGCCGCTTGACGCGTCGGACCTGCAGGGGGTAACTTTCGGGCACGCTGGGCAAAGTGCCCATTGCGAACGGCTCGCCCTCACCGGCGGGCCGTTTTCGTTTCCGGGGTTCGTGACGCAAACGGCGCCCGAGGCAAGGGCCGGCAGAGAGCCGGCCGCCCCGACCAATCGCCGATCCACAGGGGGGATCGAACCGTGGCCGACCTCGACGTGATCCTGTCCCGCATCATCGGGCCGGGGCTGGCGCTATTGCCTTCGCGCATGGATTCCGAGCGCGCGCGGCTGATGCTGCTGGCCATCGGGCTGCAGGAATCGCGCTTCGAGCACCGCCGGCAGATCGGCGGGCCTGCCCGCGGCTTCTGGCAGTTCGAGCGCGCCGGCGGCGTGCAGGGAGTGCTGAGGCACCCGGCGACGGCGAAGCTGGCCGCGGCCGTGTGCGCCGAGCAGGGTGTCGAGCCGACCGCCACGGCCGTCTACAACCGCCTGGAGCACGACGACCTGCTGGCATGCGCGTTCGCCCGCCTGCTGCTGTGGACCGATCCGCAGCCGCTGCCGGCGCCGGGCTACGCCTCCGCCAGCTGGCAGTACTACCTCCGCGCCTGGCGCCCCGGGAAGCCGCATCGGCACACCTGGGACGCGCTGTACGCGCAGGCCCTGGGCGCCATCCGGGCGGTGGCCTGATGGACGGTGCGGATCCGAGCGTCGCCCCGTGGTGGGCGGCGGGCGGCGCGTTCGCGCTGTGGGCGACCCGCGAGATCTGGGGCGTCATCGTCAGCCGACGTAAGGAGCGCGCCGAGACCGACGCCAACATCGACCTGATCAGCGGCCTCGCGGCGCGCGTGAAATCGTTGGAGGAGTCGCAGAGCTCCATCACCGCCCAGCTGAACGAGGAGATCCAGCTGCGGCGCGCTGCGCAGGAGGAGGCCCACCGGCTGCGCCTCCGCGTGCTGACCCTGGAGTCCACCCTGCGGAGCATGGGCGCCGTCATTCCGCCGGAGACCACCACGCCATGAACCGCACCCTCGCCGCCATCGTCGCGTTCGTCGCCTGGACTGCGCTGGCGTTCGCCGCCGGCTGGGCCTGGCGCGCCGACCGTGCTGAACGTGCCGAGGCCGCGATCCAGCGCGACACCGCCCAGGCCCGGGCCGCGGCCGAGCAGGGCGCCCGCGACGCCGAGCGGGCCAGCGCCCAGACCCTCGCCGACATCGGCGCCCAACACGAAGAGGACCGCCGCGATGCGGAGACCGTACCTGCTACTGTTGCTGCTGATCTGCGCGCCGGCAATCTCCGCCTGCGCCGGGAATGGGCAGGCTGTGAAACCCAGCGCCTGTCCGACGCTACCGCCGCCGCCAGCGAACGTGATGCGCTCGCCGCAGACCGAGCAGCGCTTGCGGGAGCTATTGTTCGCGCCGGCCGAGACGCCGACGACCAGATCCGAGCCCTCCAGGCCGTGATCCTCGCCGACCGCGAGCACTGAACCATGCGCATGACCATCCGTGCCCAGGCAGTCCGCCGGTTCGATACGCCGGTGGGTGCGTACCTGCGCGACGTGCAGGGGCGAATGGCGCCGCCGGTCGGCGAGGTGACTGTCGAGGCCACGCCGTACCGCGGGCAGGCCGTCGCCGAGCGGTGGCCGGCGGAAGTCACGCCGCAGGGCCAGCTGCAGTGGACGGTGCCGAAGGGCACGCGCCTGGGCGCTGGCCTGTACACCATCCGCGCCCGCGCCGGTGATCAGCTGATCGCGCAGGGCCTGCTGGAGGTGGTGTGATGCAGCTGGACCGGAGCGTGGCCGCTGAAATCCTGGAGCGCATCGCCGAGGGCGAGCCGCTGCGCGCGATCCTGCGCAGTGACCCTGAGCGGTTCCCGGGCAAGAGCCAGTGGTATGTCTGGCTGGCCGACGACAAGGCCCTGGCCGCCGCGTTCGAGGTGGCCAGGCTGGACGGGGCCGACGCAATCGCTCAGCGCGCCCGGGAGACCGCACGGGGCGCGGGCGACTCCACCGGCGACGTGCAGCGCGACAAGCTGATCATCGACACGGACCTCAAGTTGCTGGCGAAGTGGTTCCCGCAGCCGTACGGCGACCGGGTCTCCCACGAGCACAGCGCCCCCGGCGGCGGCCCGGTCGAGGTAATCACCCGCATCGAGGTGGTGGGCGTCGAGCCCCGCCAGGAGTGACCACGGCATGACCACGCTTCGCCTGGACGTCCCGGCGAAGATGCTCCCGTTCTGGCAGCAGCGCCGCCGGCACAAGATCGCCCGGGGCGGCCGCGGCTCGGGCAAGAGCTGGTCGATCGCGCGCCTGCTGGCGCTGCGCGGCTACACCGAGCCGCTGCGGGTGCTTTGCGTGCGCGAGGTGCAGAAGTCGATCAAGGAGTCGAGCCACCGGCTGCTTGGCGACACCATCGCCAGCATGGGCCTGGGCGGGTTCTATGACGTGCAGCAGCAGGTGATCAAGGCGCCCAACGGGACTGAGTTCGCGTTCGCCGGCCTGCAGGACCACACCGCCGACAGTTTGAAGTCCTACGAGGGATTCGACGTCTGCTGGATCGAAGAGGCGCACACGGTCACTGAGAAATCGGCGCAGATCCTGATCCCGACCATCCGCAAGCCCGGCTCGGAGCTGTGGTGGTCCTACAACCCGGAGAACGAGGAGGACTTCGTCCACCAGCTGGCTGGCATGGACGACCCGGACACGCTGGTTGTGGACATCAACTGGCGCGACAACCCCTGGTTCCCGGCGGAGCTGGAGAAAGAGCGCGTCAAGCTGCAGCGGATCAACCCCGACCTGTACGCCCACGTGTGGGAGGGCAGGTGCCGCAGCGCCGCCGGGCTGATGTTCAAGCGGGGCTGGTTTCGGTTCTACGACGCGCTGCCGAGCCGCCTCAACCTGTACATCGCCAGCGACTACGCGGTGACGCCCGACAACGGCGACTGGACCGAGCACGGCGTATGGGGCCTGTCGGACAACGGCGACCTGTACGCGGTGGACTGGTGGTACGGCCAGACCGACCCGTCGGAGTGGATAGACGCCTGGATCGAGCTGATCGGCCGGCACAAGCCGCTGGCGGCGTTCGAGGAGAAGGGCGTGATCCTCCGGGCGGTGGAGAGCGCCATCACCAAGCGCATGCGCGAGACGCAGACCTTCGTCCGCCGCGTGCCGCTGGCATCGGCCGGCAGCAAGGCCGAGCGCGCCCTGGGATTTGCGGCCCGGGCCAGCGCCGGTGCGGTGTATCTGCCACGCACGCCCTGGGCGGTGCGGCTGCTGAACCAGCTGTGCGCCTTCAACGGCCAGGACGGACGCCAGGACGACGGCGTGGACGTCTGCAGCCTGATCGGCCGAGGACTGGACGAGATGAGCAACGCGAGCAAGCCGGAGCAGCCCAAGCGGCCGCGCCGCCGCGACTACGAATTTGACTCAGCCGACGGGGCCGACTCTTGGAAGACCGTATGACCATTGAGAAAGCGACCGCGCCGGCCATCGACGAGGCCAAGCTGCGCCGGCAGTTCCGGGAGGCGCACGACGCCACCCAGGACGCCCGGACTGCGGCAGAGCGCGACCGCGACTACTACGACGGCAAGCAGCTGTCGGACGAGGAGTTGCAGGCCCTGGCCGCGCGCCGGCAGCCGGCCGTGGTCTACAACCGCATCGCGCCCAAGGTGGACGCCCTGCGCGGCCATGCCGACCGCATGCATGCCGCCCCGCGCGCCTACCCGCGCACGCCGCGGCACGAGCAGGAGGCCGAGAGCGTCACCGATGCCATCCGCTTCGTGTGCGACCAGTCCAACTTCCGCCAGATCCGCAGCGACGCGACCGACAACCTGCTGATCGAGGGCATCTGCGCGGCCACGGTGACGGTGCGCGACCCCGCCGGTGAGGCCGAGGTGGTCATCACCCACGTTCCGTGGGACCGGTTCTACTACGACCCGGCCAGCCAGCGCGCCGATTTCAGCGACGCGGCCTATCTGGGCGTTGTGCTGTGGATGGACGAGGCTGACGCACTGCGCATGTTCCCTGGGCGCGATGCGGTGATCAGCGGCGCGTACATCACCGAGGCCGACAGCGACACCTACGCGGACAAGCCGCGCTTCCAGTGGGGCGACACCACCCGCAAGCGGATCCGCGTGCTGCAGCACCGGTTCCTGCACGAGGGAAAGTGGCACACGGCCATCCTCTGCGGCGGCGGATTCCTGCGTGACCCGCAGGTGTCGCCGTACCTGGACGAGGCCGGCGAGCCCCAGTGCGACCTGATCGCCCAGTCGGCCTACATCGACCGCGACGGCAACCGCTACGGCTGCGTGCGGCGGATGATCAGCCCGCAGGACGAGATCAACAAGCGCCGCAGCAAGGCGCTGCACCTGCTGAACTCCACCACGATCATCATGGAGGAGGGGGCGGTCGATGACCTGGAGCGCGCCCGCCGCGAGGTGAACCGACCGGACGGCGTGGTCACGGTCCGGCCGGGCATGCGCTTCGAGGTCGAACGCAACTCCGAGCTGGCGATGGGCCAGTTCAACCTGCTGGCCGACGCGAAGGCCGAGATCGACGCCAGCGGCGTGAACCCGGCCATCGAGGGCGATGCCTCCGGCCCGTCTGGGCGTGCCCAGGAGATGATGCTGCAGTCGGGCCTGGCCGAGATGAGCAAGGTGCTGGGCGGCCTGCGCAGCTGGACCTGGCGCATCTACCGGCAGTGCTGGTTCCGGGTGCGGCAGTACTGGACCGAGGAGCGCTGGGTGCGGGTCACCGACGACGAGCGCAACTTGCGCTGGGTCGGCATCAACCGCCCGGTGAGAGCGTGGGAGGCGATGGCACAGGAGGCGGAGCAGGCCGGCCAGCCGCTTCCGCCCGAGCAGCTCCAGGCGATGCAGGCCGACCCTGCGCTGCAGCAGGTGGTCCGGGTCGACAACCAGCTGGCCGAGCTGGACGTGGACCTGATCCTGGAGGACGGGCCGGACAGCGTGACCATCCAGTCCGAGCAGTTCGAGCAGCTGGTCGAACTCAAGCGCGCGGACCCGTCGAGCATCCCCACCCGGGCGATCATCGAGGCATCCAGCCTGCGCAACAAGCAGCAGGTGCTGGAGCACCTGGACAGCGCCGGCGTGCCGCCCCAGATTGCCCAGCAGATGGAGCAGCTGCAGCAACAGCTGCAGGAAGCCCAGAAGAAGGCGGCCGGCACCGAGATCAAGGCTGCCGAGCTGCAGCTCAAGCAGGCCGAGCTGGACCTGGACCGCGAGCGCCTGGCGCTGGAGCGGTTCCGGGCCGAAACCGAACGAATGCGGCTGCTACAGCCGCCACAGATCACCCCGCAGGCCCCGCCACCCGGCGGGGTTTCTGTTTTGGGGCACCAGTAAGCGGACGAGCGCGCCAACGGCTCGAGCGTGACGACGGCGAACGGTCGATGACGAGGTGACGAAATGGCAGAGCAGGAACCTGATTTCTTGGACGACATGGCCACGGGTGGCGAGGCCCCGGAGCCGGAGCTGGAAGCAGTGCCGGAGCCTGAGCCGCAGCCGGAACCCGCTGCCGAAACGGTCGAACCCCCGGCACAGCCGGAACCCGAGGCGCCGACGGCCCCGGAAGCGACCAAGGATCAGCACGTACCGCTCGCCGCATTGAGGGCGGAGCGCGAGAAGCGCCAGCGCCTGGAGCGGCAGCTGCAGGAACTGCAGGCCAAGCCGCAGGAGCCCATGCCGGACTTCTTCGAAGCCCCGGAGGTGCATCTGCAGTCGGTGGCCCAGCAGACCCAGCAGCGGATGTTCATGGCCTTGGAGGAGATGGCGCGCGAGCAGTACGCCGACTTCGACGAGGTCGCCGCCCTGGTGGTGGAAGCAGCCAAGGAGAACCCGCTGATCCAGCAGCAGGTGCTCAACGCGGCAAACCCGGCCCTGGCGGCCTACAAGCTCGGCAAGCAGCTGCAGGAGCGGGAGCGAATGCAGGATCCCGCGGCCTATCGCCAGCAGATCGAGACCGAGATCCGCCAGAAGCTGGAGGCCGAATACGCCGCCAAGGCGGCAGCGAAGGCCAAGACCGCCGCTGCCGTTCCGCCCGATCTCTCCCAAGCACGCAATGCCAACGGCCAGTTCACCCCGGCCGCCGGCAGCGCAATCGACGAACTTTTCCCGAGGAATTAAACAATGGCAAACACGACTGTCAGCACCGCGGTGCGGGCCAAGCAGTGGGACGACGGCTTCTTCAAGGAGTACGTCCGGAGCAACGCCTACAAGCGCTACATGGGCCAGGGCGAGAACGCCATCATCCAGGTCAAGACCGACCTGACCAAGAAGAAGGGCGACGCCATCACCATCAACCTGGTCGGCGCCCTGAGCGACTCGGCCCCCAACGACGGCAGCACCAGCCTGGTCGGCAACGAGAAGGCCTTGCCGAACGAAGGCCACCGGATCACCGTCGGCGTCGTCCGCGATGCGGTGGTGGTGAATGTGGAGGAGGAGCAGGCGAGCCCCTTCGACATTCGCGAGGCCGGCAAGTCCGCCCTCAAGGTGCTGGCCTCGCGCCTGCTGCGCAACGCGATCACCACCGCACTGGGGAGCATCAATGGCACCCCCTACGCCTCGGCCAACGCGACGGCGAAGAACGCCTGGACCGCTGCCAACTCCGACCGCGTGCTGTTCGGCCATAAGGCCAGCAACTACAACGCCACCCACGCCACCGCGCTGAACGCGATCACCGCGGCGGAAACCCTCAACCGCGCAACCGTGTCGGCGCTCAAGGCCATCGCCCGCACCGCCAAGGCGGGCAACGGCGAGGGCATCACGCCGCACATCTACGGCGAGGACCACGAGACCTACGTGCTGTTCGTGGGCCCGCGCGCCTTCCGCGACCTCAAGAACGACATGGCCAGCGTTCTGGCCGAGGCCGAGAAGCGCGGCAAGGAGAACCCGCTGTTCACCGGCGGCAACTCGCTGTGGTGGGACGACGTGATCATCCGTGAAGTGCCGTCCATCGGCAATTTCAACAACACCGCCACGACCCCGATCCCGTTGGAGCCGGTGTACCTGTGCGGCGCGCAGGCGGTGGGCGTGGCCTGGGCCATGACCACCAAGACCACCCTGCGCAAGGAGGACGACTACGGCTTCCAGCACGGCGTGGGCTTCATGGAGCTGCGCGGCGTCGAGAAGCTGCAGTGGAAGGAGGGCGACAGCGCCGCCAAGGACTGGGCGGTGGTCACCGGCTTCGTGTCGGCCCCGGCCGCGACCTGATCCACCTGAAGTAGCACCACCCCCCAGGGGCCGGATCCGTCCGGCCCCTTCTATTCCACGGAGCAACGATGGCGACCTACCGACGCGACGAGCTGGCGCTGCGAGCGCTTCGCCTGCTGGATGTGGTGAGCGCCACCGAGGCTCCCGAGGCCGAGGACGCGGCCGACGCGCGGCAGTACGCGCAGGGGCTGCTGGAGACGCTGCACGGCGACGGGCTGATCCCGTTCGACCTGGACGCCGACGAGATCCCGGCCCCGTTCTTCCTGCCCCTGGCCTACCTGCTGGCGCACGCGATGCTGCCCGAGTACGGCAGTTTCGGCGCGCGTGAGGCCAACATCGCGGCCCATGCCGAGGGCGCGCGGCGCACCCTCTACCGCCTGACCGCCAAGCCCTACTCGGGCGCGACCCTGCCGGCGGAGTACTTCTGATGCGCGCTGGCCCCGTCGACCTGATAGGCGGCTTCTACAGCGACGAGAGCCGGCATTGGTCCGTGCAGGACACGGTGAACTGGCTGCCGGTGGTCGCGGAGATGCAGGGCACCCGCACGCCGGCCAAGCTGGCCACGCCGCCCGGCCTGCGTCCGTACCAGCGCATCGGCACCGGGCCGATCCGCGGCATGCACGACTGTGAGGGCCAGCGGTTCATTGTCTCCGGCCGAACCCTGTACCGGGTGACCAATGCCGGCGTCGGTATCCCGCTGGGCACCGTGCCCGGGGTGGGGCGCGTCTCGTTCGCCCACAACCAGCACAAGGGCGGCTCCCAGGTCCTGGTCACCAACGGTGCTCCGGGCGGCGGCTACGTTTACGACACCCGCGCGCAGACCTTCGAGCGCATCAGCGACGAGGGATTCCCCGGCTCGCTGCAGGCCGCCTACGTCGACAGCTACCTGCTGGGGGTGGAGCCGTTCGGCCGCTTCTGGTTCCACAGCAACCTCGCCGACGCCACCGACTACAACACCCTGGACCGATACGAGGCCGAGGCCGCCCCGGACCGCATCGTCGGCCTGGCCGTGAGCCAGTTCGAGGTGATCGTGTTCGGCGAGCGCACGGCCGAGTTCTGGGGCAACACCGGCGCGGCGACCGGAACCTTCCAGAGCAAGCGCGTGGTGATCGACCGCGGCTGCGCCAGCCGGCACACCATCTGCAACCTTGACAACAGCGTGTTCTGGCTGGGCGATGACGGCATTGTCTACCGCCTCGATGGCTACGCGGCCCGCCGCGTCTCCACGGTGCCGCTGGAGCGCGCGATCGCCGGCCTGCGCTGGGCCGACGCCTTCGCCTTTGCCTGGGAGGACCGCGGGCACAAGGTGTACTACCTGACCTTCCCCGACGGGCAAACCTGGGGCTTCGACGTGGTCAGTGGCCTGTGGCACCGCCGTGCCTCCTACGGGATGGACCGCTGGCGCCTGGCGCACCTGGTGAACTGGGGTGGGCGCTGGTACGGCGGCGACATGCGCGACGGCAGCCTGTGGCTGCTGGACTGGGACTATCCGGGCGAGGGCGGACAGCCGATGGTGTCCGAGCGCACCTCGCCGGTGATGGCCGACAACCAGAGCGCGTTCACCGTGCCGCGGCTGGAGTTGGTGATGGGGGTGGGGGCGGCTCCGGTGGAGCTGGCGGGCGCGTTCCCGGAGCAGCCGGTGGGGCCGACAATCACCGGTAGCGCGCCGGATGGACAGAACCGTGAGCCCTACAGTTTCTCGTACACGATCACGTCTGGCAGCGCGGGCGGCGTAACTGCCTCGATTGTCGGCGGCGCCCTTCCGCCCGGCCTTGGGCTCAGCCCATCCGGAGTGATAACAGGCACCCCGGACGCGGATGGCATTCCGGTCGGGGAATCCCGCAACTGGAACTGGATCGTTCGTGTCACCGACGCAAACGGCCTCTTTTCCGAGATCCACGATGGCGCTGCCATTTACGAGCCGGGGATCGCATGCGGTGCACAGATTGAGTTCCCTGGTGGTGAGGCGTTCCCGTCTGTTCAGCATGTGACGTTGGGAACGGGGACGGGCACGGTGACGCTGCGCTTTGTAACCGGCGGGATCCCCGACAAGTTTGAGGTTTGGCTGGGCGGGGCCAAGGTTCTCGACACGGGCTATTACGGCGATACCAGCAACCAGTCGGCGCTGGATGCGGAGCTCGCCATCCGAGGGCTCCCCCCCGAGCAAATTACACAGCGAACCGGGACGGGCGCCGTCGAGGACGATTGGGCGAACGGGAGCTACGACACCGCCTCTTTCTACAAGGCGGCGGCTGACCCGGTCGCCGAGGTGAGGGTATACGCGCCCATGGACGGAACGCGCTGGGTGTTCCAGCTGGGGTGCCCGGAGGAATCGCCCGCGCCATGACCGATCACCACGTCGAAGTCTGCATGTCCCGCGACGGCGGGCACACCTGGAGCAACTGGCGCCAGCGCTCGCTCGGTGCCATGGGGCAGTACGAGCGCCGCGTGCAGCTGCTGCGCAACGGGCGCTACCGGCAGCTGGTGGTGCGCATCCGGGTGTCCAGCCCGGTCAAGCGCGACCTGCTGGGTGCCGTGGCCGTGATCGAGCCGACGGAGGGCTGATGACCGACCTGATCCACGCCGCTGGTGCCGAACCGGTGCCGGCGGAATCGCCCGTGCCCGGCGTCCAGCCGACCTATTCGCAGATCCGCGCGCTGGAGGCCGCGATGCTCGCTACCGGCCAGACCATCGAGCCGCACGTGGAGCACCACTGGGCTGACGGCATCTACGGCCGGGAGATGGTCGCCGAGGCCGACAGCCTGGTGGTTGGCAAGGTGCACCGGCAGGCCACGCTCAACGTGCTGCTGGAGGGCGAGATCACCGTGACCACGCCGCAGGGCCTGCGGCGCATCTGCGCGCCGGCGGTGTTCACCTCGCCCGCGGGCACCAAAAAGGTCGGCTATGCGCACACACGCGTGCGCTGGCTGAACGTCCACCCCACGCGGCTGACCGACCTGGCCGCCATCGAATCGAAGTTCATCGCGCCCGAGCCGCCGCACGGCGAGGCGCTTCATCACGCACCGGAGGAGGAGCGGCCATGTCTTGGGCAGCAGTAGTTGTGGGCGGCGCTTCGCTGATCGGCGGAGCGATGAGCGCGAAGGGGGCGAGGGATGCCGCTGGAGCGGCGGCAGCCGGCGCCGATGCAGCGACGGCCGAGCAGCGGCGGCAGTACGACCTGTCCCGCCAGGACCAGATGCCGTGGCTGCTGGCCGGCAACAGCGCGCTGGCGCAGCTGCAGGCGCTCAACCGCGGAGATTTCAGCTCCTTCAAGGAGTCGCCGGACTACGCCTACGCCCGCGACCAGATGCAGCAGGGCCTGGAGCGCGGCGCGGCGGCGCGCGGCGGCCTGTACAGCGGCGGCACTTCGGTGGACCTGGCCAACGCCTTGAACGGCATCGCCAATCAGAACTACGGCAGCTACTACAACCGCATTGCCAGCCTCGCCGGCATCGGCCAGACCACGGCCTCCAACCTCGGTCAGCTGGGCCAGGCCGCGGCCACCAACATCGGCAACGCGCAGATGGCCGCCGGCAACGCCCGTGCGTCGGGCTACACCGGGCGGGCCAACGCCTGGAACTCCGCGCTCGGCGGCATGGCCGGCGCCTACGCCTGGGGTCAGGGCAACAACTGGGGCCGCGCCGTATGAGCAGCATCTTCCAGAACTTCCTCCTGGGCCATCAGGCCGGCCGCCAGAACCTGGAGCACCGCCAGGAGCAGTCCAAGCTGGCACAGCTGCAGGCGCTGGCGCCGCAGGTCATCGCGGGCGACCCGTCCGCGTTCACCCAGGCCGCCGCGCTGGATCCGGCCAAGGCCACCCAGTACCAGCAGGCCGGCGACGGCCTGCTGCGCCGACTGCAGAACTACATCCGCCACATGGACGCCGCGCGCGCTACCGGCAAGCCGGAGGCCGTGCAAGCCGCCCTGCGCGCCGGCGCCCCGCTGATCAAGCAGCTCACCGGACGGGACGTGCCGCCGGATGCCACCTGGACACCCGACTGGGATGCTGGCTGGGAGGAACTCAAGGCGAAGGTGGCGATGGTGCCGCCCCAGTCCAGCGAGGCCGCGCCCGCCGGCTACCGCCAGTTCCAGCTGATGGCCGAGGCCGCTGGGCTCAATCCGGGCACCCCCGAGTACCAGCAGGCCGCGAAGATCGCGCTGGGGCAGGAGGGCCGGGCCAGCAGCGCTGGCTTCGGCTTCGACATCATCGACATCGGCGACGGCCGCCCGCGCCGGTCCCGCGAGAATCCGCGCACGGGCGCGCTGGAGTACTACGACGAGCGGGTGGGCGGATGGGTGCAGCTCGGCGGCCCAGCCGCAATGGGCATGCCCGCGCCGACCGCGCCGGCGGCCGTCACGGGCACCCCGGCCGATGCGGAGGAGGCGGCCAAGCTCGCAAACGCCTACTACCAGCAGCTCCGGGCGGCTGGCCTGCCGGACGAGCAGGCGGCGCAGGCGACCGAGGTCTACCTGCAGGGGCTGCAGCGGCAGAGCGCCAGCGCTCCTGCGTCTGCTGGCGTGCCCCCGGCGGCCACCGCGCCCGCGCCGTCTGCGCCCTCGGCGGGCGCGCCCCTGCTGGTGCCCGACATGCAGCGCGGCGGACTGGTCGCGCCCCCGGGAATCGGCGCCGGCCGGACCAAGGAGGAGGAAGCGGCCGCGACCGAGGCCGCCAAGATCCAGACCACCCTGAAGTACGCGCCGCAGGTGGCCGCCGCCGAGGCCGATGCTGCCCGCGCCAAGAAGCTGGCCGAGGCGGGCGCCGAGCGCGAGGCCCAGGCGCCGAAGCGCATTGCCAGCTACCGCCAGGCGCTGCAGGCCGCAGGCAACGTGGAGACCTCGATCAACCGGGCGCTGGAGATGATCGGCCCCGCCAGCACCGGCTTCGTTGGCGCGCGCCTGCGCGGCGTGGAGGGCTCGCCGGCGTACAACCTGGCCGCCGAGATCGAGACGGTGAAGGCCAATCTCGGCTTCGACCGCCTGCAGCAGATGCGCGACAACTCTCCGACCGGTGGCGCGCTTGGTTCCATCGCTGTACAGGAGCTGGTTGCCCTGCAGTCCACCATCGCCAACCTGGACCCGAACCAGAGCGAGGAGCAGATCCGGGCGAACCTGGAGCGCGTGAAGACGCACTACGCCAACTGGCGCTCGGCGGTGGAACAGGCGCTGGCCGAGGAAGAGCGCAGGGGCTCGGGCCAGCGGGCGTCGGCCACCAACCTCACCCGCGTGCAGAGCGCAGCCGACTACCAGGCCTTGGCCCCGGGCGCCGAGTACATCGCCCCTGACGGCAGCCTGCGGAGGAAGCGCTGATGGCCGAGAACTTCTGGGAGCAGGACGAAGTGGTCCAGCCCGCACCGGCTCTGGCGATGACCGGCAGCGCGCCCGGCGGCAATCCCTGGGACGACGACCCGATCATCGACGAAGGCCCGGGCCTGGAGATCGACATCATCGGCGGCACCCGCGAGAGCGACGTTGCCGGCGGCGCGCCAGCGCAGGCCCAGCCCCAGCAGCCCGCCGGTGGCGGCCTTGCCCGCGACCTGGGCATGAGCGCCCGGTCCGTGATCCAGGGCGCTGGCTCGCTGATCGGCGCCATCGGCGGGGACGCATTCAACTACTACCTGGTCCCCGGCGACCAGCCGACCTACCGGGAGGCCGCGTCCGCGCTGGCAGACCGGCTGGGCCTACCGAAGCCGGAGACCGCCGGCGAGCGTGTGCTGGGCGACGTCGGCGAGGCGCTGACCGGTACCGGCCTGACCTTGGGCGTGGGCGGCCTGCTCAACGCCGGGCGCTCGGCCGTGAGCGCCGCCGCGCCTACGGCGCGCAACCGGCTGGCGGAGCTGCTGACGGCCCAGCCTGGCCTGCAGACGGTCAGCACCGCGACGGGCGCGGCCGCTGCCGGCACCGCGCGGGAGGCCGGGGCGGGCGAGGGCACGCAGCTGGCCGCAGGGCTGGTCGGCGGCCTGGCCCCGGGTGCGGG